TTTCGCCATTGGCTTGAGAGTGGAGCAATCATACTGTTTTGCATTGATTCGCTAGTAACCCAAATTGGAGTCTTAACGAATGGCAAATTAATTCTGCCAATTAAACTTTCTTGAGCCAACTCTTGGATTGCTTTTGATGCGCCAGTTAGCTTTCTGCTAAATGTCAGCATATGGCTAAAGTCTGTAGCGGACTCATCAACTGCTTTTGGTGTATTTACAAAGATATCGCTCATGGCTTTTAAACCAATCTCTTCTATCTCGTCACCAGATTTTCCATCTAACCTTGCCTGGCGCTTTGCTTGCTCAGATGCCCTATAGGCTTGCGTATAAAGCTCGGCTCTGTAACCAAGAAACTTAGTTACCTCATCCATTGCCATAATTGGTCTGTTGCCTAGCAATGATACAAATGTTGCGTATGAATTTATGCCTTTATAGTAGGTTTCGTCTTCTATTCCCAAAGGCTCAGTAATAAACTTTTTAAAGTAGCCAGATGGCGGCCCATAGTCTTTAGCGTTAAACTTGCCAGACTGAACCTCAAACTTAACACCAGCATCGCTAAGTACGTCTTGACCCTCACGCATTTCTCTGGTTGTTCCTGTTTTTAACGCAACCCAACCAAGACGTAACGCATCTCTCCAAGCGTGAGTTACTGCGGCTAGTGCAGATGCCGCCTCGCCTATCTCAACCTCTGCCTGTAATCCAAACCCACGCTTAATCGATCCAGCAATTCCAGCCAATTGTCTAGTCGCTAATGTGCTGGCCATAAATGTTACGCTTGAACCTAGGTTAACAAGATGTGTGCCTGTTGCAGAGAGTAATCCATTTTTGTATGTTAAATCCCACAGATCACGCAAAAGTCCAACCTTAGATACTTTGTTTAAGAGACCCTCTTTTGAGGATGTCTCAAGCAAGTTATCCATTGCGCCCATCAAATCCTTTAGCCCTTTATCAACATTTGGATCAGCAAGCAACCTCTTCATTTCATCAGAATCTGGAGCTGGTATAACAATGTTGCCGGATGCGGTTGTTTGTGCAGCCTTAGTCCTGATAGATATACCAGCCTCTTGGATTGCGCCTTGTAAATTTATGCGATAAAGGAGCTCGGCCTTTAAGTCTTGGTTATTAGGATCAAGAGCTGACTTTTGCATTGTCTCGAAAAACTGAGAGACGTTATTGTGCGCTGCAAATCTAAAGCGCATATAGTCAATTGGTAAATCACCATACTGGGATTTTAAGTCTTCCATCTCCCTAATAAACGATGTGCCAAAGCCACGCTCTACGGCCAACTTTTGCAACTGCTCAAAGGTGGTTCTCTCAACCTCAATCCCAGATGCTTTATTAATTGCATCAACTACTCGCTTTAGGTCATCTGAACCCTCAATGCGGTTAAGGTTTTGCAATAGGTCTGGCGGCACACCCTCAGTCTTGGCAAGGGGCAAAGCCTCCTCAAACTTTTGGATTGATATGGGCTGCTCTATACCCTTGGCTTTGGGTACTTTTAATGGTACATCTGTGGTAGCTGGCTTAATTATTTCTGGTGGAACAACCTCGTCTACAGCATCTTTTCCTTTATTGGCCAAGCCCTTGGTCTCTTTGCTAAACATCTTAGCAATGTTTTCAAAGGGGGTAAACTTGCCAGCGACTTGAATAGACTGTGATTCGTCAATATCGCTTGGCTCAAAATCAAGGGGCTGAACATTCTCTAAATTGATTCCAGCGCCCTCTGTGGGCATTTCAACTACTGGCTTAGGCTTTACCTCACCCTGACCAGATAACTCGTCTAAGCGCTCGTTAAGTGGCTTAATGGACATTATTTATTTTCCTCTTGAGTTGCAGCAGCTCCAGCGCCGCCAGCTCCAATAGCAAACATTGGCTGGCCTTTTGTTAAGGTAGATTCTCTCATTTTTGGAGTGATATCGATATAGCTAACTGGCTCTTTTTTACCGTCAGCATCGATCTCAGTTTTGCCTACTTTAGCATCCCACTTTTTAGAATACTTGTTAAGGAATTTAGGGAGGATGTCATCGTAAAAACCTTTCATGCCTTCGCCTCCAACCCGTAAGTCATCAGCGCTATAAACATCTCCCTTAGACTCTTGCTTGCGAATTGAATTAGCCAAGTCTTTACCAACAATATCATCTAACTTATCAGCCGTAATATCTTCTCCTACTGTACGAGTACCGCCGCCATTAGGCATAGTTGCCTCTAAATTAAATGTACCATTAGGATTCTTTGTTACCAGCAACTCATCAATCTGCTTACTCAAATCATATCGCTCTGCCTGAGTCTTGCCAGTCGTAAACGCTATGCGGTCATAACCGCCCTCAGACGCCATCTGAATAACGCGCTTCATAGACAGATCAGACCAAGTGGTTTTAAATGGTGCGTTTGGCACTAAACTTCTTTCGTCAACTCTAGCCTTATTCATTGCCATTTGCTTTTCAGATTCGCCAAAATAATCAGCTAATGCTCTTGGATCTTGGGCTTTTTGATCTGTCAATTTTTTAACCAATACCTTAGCTTTATCTTCAGCCATGCCTTGCTCTATGCTGTATTTTAAGATTTCATCTTGGTAGCGATTAGTCAAATCTTTAATGTAATTGTCGTAATCTTTTTCAGCTGTACCTTGATACCCCTTTGCACGCCCAGCCTGATGCCAGTCAGATTGCACCTCTTCTACGAATAGAGTTTTCTTGCCGTCTATTACGCGATCGTTTACACGCATATGGGCTAGGATATTAGGTTGCTCGAAATGAGGAGAGCCGTAAGTTGATCCAGCCATCTCTTTACCAGAAACTATATCGCCATCGTTGTTACGAATCATCTGCATTACATTGCTTGGTATGGCGCCATCAAACTCAACTACGTCAGTATCATTTAAGCGGCCATAATTCATATCTTCAAAACCGCTAATGCTCATATCAGTTAAAAAGTTATCAGCATCTTCAGTAGTTTTAAAAGCAATTTGACTTTGGCCTTTTTGCTTTGGTGGCAAAGTCAGCAAGATCTCGCGATAGTTCTCACCGCCTGGTAGGGTGTATTTAGAGAACTTAGTGCTATCTACACTACCTAATTCAAAATCCTCCCATGCGGCATTAATTCTTTCTGCCTCATCAAAGTTACCAAATCTTTCTTCCCGCCTTATGGCGTTTTCCCAATCATTAGCGTTTTGATATGGATATGGGTTTTTGGATTTAAGCGTTATCTCTTTAATCTGAACTCTATTCTTATCTAAGTATTCTTGTACCTCAGCTTTAGTTACCGACTTCTTAGATTGCAAAAACTCATCTAAGCCAGTCCATTTAATCTCATCTGGCTTTACGCCTGGAGTCTTGCTGATCTGCGCCAAGAATTGAGCGCCTGTGCCTTTAGGCTGCTGGATCGCATCTACCGCTTGTTTGGCAGCAGAGTAAAAGCCAAGCTCATCCATGCCTTGACCGACAGCCTGAGTGCTCATTCCTACAGGCATATTCTTGGTAGCCTCTACTGCTTTAGTTACGCCTTTTATTGCAGCCTTACCGCCTAGCTTTGTAAGGGCAACCGCTGCTGGCGCTATGTTTAACAGCTCAAGCGCCGGGTCTGGTTTGATACGGGTAGTGCCTGATATAAAACCGCCAGCGCCCTCAACTGGATAAAAGCCTAAAGCCATATCCTCTAGCACTTTGCCAGACTCACCAACAGTTAAATCTTTTAAAGATACTCTGCCCAACACGGGTATATCTACACCAACTTTATCTAGCTGCACACCAGCTTTTGTTAGCAGCTCTCCTAGATATCCCAATGCCTCTTGAGCTTTATTCTGTGGGATTGGCCTAGCTACACCAAGCTCTGGCTGAACATCTGTCCTAACTTGTTGTGGCTGAAATCCAGAAACAGTAACCTGGCCAGCAGGTTCGGCCGTAGGAGCTGCGGCCAACATAGTATCTTGCGGCTGCTCTTCCTCAACATCTGGATACATATTGTTTAAATATGCATCAACGTAGGTTTGTTCAAATTTATTGTATGCCATTGTTATTTTCGCAACTCAGTTTGTAAACCAATTAAATAGTTGTACTGCTTTTCGTCAATAATTTTCTTTGCAAGCAAATCATCTAGGCTAGTACTTTCATCAATTACAAAACCTTTTTCAACCTTTTTCTTTGTAATTAATGTGTCAACAACGCCAGCAATACTGTTTCTAGCACCCTGTTTTTGTGTATTTTTTTTATCTACTTCATCGTATCTTTGTATAGCCATACTAGCAACGGCCTTTGGATCAAATGAACCAGTCTCTGCTATCTGCGCTCTTTTAACTTCGTTATAGTATTCGGTTATCCTTGCTTCTTTAACAAAAGCGTGAGCATTAGCTGCATTTTTACCAACACTTACATCTGGCAACCCAGCGTTTCTGCGGATAATAGCGGCTGCCTGACCCTCATCTTTTTCAGTTCTATCTATCAGCTGCTTTGACAGGTCAGCAAGCTGCTTTCCACTTATTCCAGACCTAGCAGATATTTTACGTAAATCATTTAAATCAGTAATGACGCCAGTTCTAACTTGTAAACTTATATTTGAGAAAACAGCAGAGTCTCCATCTGATGATGGGTTTAAAAACTTTTCCATTTGGTCTATAGACAATACTTTTGACCTTGCTATTTGTAAACCAATCTGACGTTTTTTTGCTGCGCTGGTAGCTGGATTGTAATAATCAATTAATAGATTATTTACCATTTCTTCATTGCCCAACTTCTCAATATTCTTGGCGGCGCTTAATGAACTAGCTTGCTCTGTAGCCCTCTTCAAAAACATAGCACCCAACTTGTCTTTATCTAATCCCTTGTATAGCTCGCTTAGGTTACCAACGTCACCCTTTTGCAACTTTAATAAAGCCTGAGTTGCGTTTGGGCTAGAGTTAATTAAGTGGTCAACAATATTAGAATAAATCTTATCTTGCAATTCATCTCGTTTTTGCTTTACAAACTCAGGCCTTGAACTTCTTTCTATTAATTTAATCGCACTATTCTCTTCAGCCCTAATTCTTTCTGCAAGCATTGTTGGATCTTGCTCTGCTTTTAATACGTCCGCAATTATTGTTGAGTAAGAATTAAGAGAGTCGGTAACTAACTTTTCGTTTTGCATCCCAACCAACTTTAAATACTGATCTGTTGCTTTTTTGTATACAGCATTACCAGCGCTTGTTATTGATGCGCTAAACTTTAAAGCCTCGTCAGCATCTACAGATGCAAGCACCTTGCGATAGCTACCATTTTTAGTAGTAATTGCTTTTATTTCGCTTTGTATTTTATCTAAATCAAATACACCAGACTCAATTGCAGAACTTACAGCCTCTAGGTTTTGCCTAGCCTTTGCTTCAAAATCAATGCGAACTTGTTGGGCTTGCACTTTTCTCGCAGCGTCACCAAAATATGTACCTGGCTTTGCAAACAACTCTTGTGGAGTTTTGCCTTGATCTTGCGCTTTTAACACTTGATCCATTGTTGGTGCGTTTTCTACACCATACTGAGCGCCTTCTCTTTGAGCTGTTTCTGCTGCCTCTTTAAAAGCAAAATTGGACAGCCTGTCTAATGCAGCGCTAATGCCTTGAGTCATAGCTACAGACTCTTTGATGTTAGCAAAGTCTAGACGTGGCACATCTGCTGGCAAATAGCCAGTTGGTTGGTAGCGTGGAAGTTCAGCCATAATTAACCTATCCTAGTTTTGCAAACTGAAATCCAGCAGAGCCCAACTTACCAGCGGCATCAAAATAGCCAGCCTGTTCAGCAATCTGCCCAGCTCCCTCATAAAGACTTGCTTGAATCAATCCGCTACGTTTAGTCATATCAGCATTTTGCAATGCAAACATAAACTCCTTACCGCCGCGAGTATTGTTTACAGATTGAATCAAACCAGCAGATCCCTCAAAGCCTTGTGTGCCACCAGCAAAGCCACGGGCTACTACAGCTGCGTTGGCTTGGTTGGTTCGTCTTAGGATCTCATTAGCCTGTAACTCATATTGCACAGCTCTGCGGTCAGACTCAACCTCTGCTTGCTTGGCTTGCATTTGATACATCTTGTTGCGGTCTTGGCCAGCCTTGATGGATCCATATGCGCTGATTGCTGTAAGTGCTATTGCAACTGGTAGTGCCATATTATGTCCCCTGATGTGTTGCTACTTTGTACTCTAAACCAAGCAATGTCATCTTTAATGGCACGTCTTGCTCAATTGTAATCTTGCCCTCAGTTGTATAACCTAAGAGTCCATGCATTGTTTTAATGCCTGTATACTCATCAACTGCCTCATCAAGGATGTCGCCAAACGCTCTGAATGGCACCTCAATAGCATTAATCTTCATGTGCTGAGTACTAGCCACCAACGCGTTAACTTCAACAATTCGTTTCTTAAATCCAATGCGCGTGCCTGTCTGTAGTTTTAAGTCTACAGGCATAGTTACCGCCTTTACAGAAATGGGTAGGCCTACCTCAAATTTAGTAGCTGACGAGCGTGGGAATGTTACTGTGCCACCGCCTGGTACTGTTTGGTTAGCCTGTACCGATCCATCAAGAATGACGTTAACTGTTTCTGTAGCTACATGGCTCATAGATACGGATGCAGCAGCTCCTCCAGTTTTAGCGCAGTCTGTCAGCAAGTTGTTATCAAACGCCTCTACAAAGTATTGGAACGTACCATTTACATTGCGTTTGACTACTACATAGATGGTTGAAATGTCTACACCAACATCGACAAAGGATCCGTCTACAGTAATAAACTCAGAAGGGGCAATGACGTTTTGGGCGCGGAGTAATGAAAACACAGCCATCATGCCATCGTCATTATTTGTAATTAGCAATAAATCGTTTTCGTCAGTAGCCACAGACCTACGCAAAGCCATACGAGTTGGAGTACGCAAGAGATGGCCAGCAAGTAGCGATATCTTCTGCGTAACGTATGTAAGTTGCGTGTCAGTATAAGCAAACTCATTTAATGATTTACCTTGTCGCTGTACAAACAAGGTGCCAGACTCTAATTGTTGAACCCTAACGCCTTCTTTAATGCCGTTACGGCTTGCTGTTTTAACAAAGAAATTCGTTGGAGTAATTGGGTCAAGGCCGTTTTGGGGAACATAGAATTCACCTCCTGTTGTAAATACTTGTAAGTCGCGACCAGAGATAATATCTACAATCGCGTTAAATGTATTGGTGTCTAGTGTGGCCTCAACCGCATCATCATCCAATCCCTCTGTTGGATCAAAGTCAAAGAATAATCCAACTTTAGATCCCCATATGGTAGATGGGCGCGACTTAGAGCCACCGAAATATAGGCGGCCTTCATGGAATGTTACCGAGCGTGGATAGCCTTTGCCAGCGCTCCACACATCTTCGTAGCCTGACTCGTATTCCCAAGATCCATTAGCAATGGCAGAGGTATTAAAGAATGGGAACTCAGTAATAGCATCTACTGAAGTGCCAGATGTGTACTTAACAATCTTGGCTCTCCCTTGTGGAGACGCGTTGACGTATTGGCCAACGCTGCCAGCCACAAATACAGAGGAGCTGGCGGTTAATGTAATCTTACCTGATACAGCCGATGGTGTTAGCGTACCCGCTGGATTAGAAAAAGCGGCTGTGAAAGCATATTTTGGGATAGAGTCAAAAGTAATTGCTGTGCCTGTCCATGTAGCATCTGTACCGCCGCGCACAATCTTAATTGGATTAATGTCTGGATGAACCACAATAAGCGTATCGGCAGACTGTGTCCATACAATGTTGGCCAACCTAGCGCCAGTAAGCCCTAATGATGATGTATCTAAATAATCATTACCACTCCCATTAATAGCAGTAATCAAAGTCTTATTTTTAAATACGTGCATCCGATTATGCGTAAAGCAAAGCATATAGGAATCCGATGTAGAGAACTCAAACTCAACTAACCGGGTTCCGTTGCCAGCAGATTCTGTGCTAGTGTTTGGCAGGGATGAAATGTACTTGGTGCCAGGTCTACGTCTAATGCCACCCTGCGGCTGACACACCACATTGGTAGCCTCTTCTAATGCATTCTGATAGGCAGCTAAATCAACCCTTGCCCGGAGCAATGGGTCTAATTCCCCAGTAGAAAAGTTTGTCTGGATAGAGACAAAGCGAGCCATTAATACCTCACAGCAATAAGTGAGAAATCGTTAATCGCGTTGGTTGGCTGGTTAAGACCATCAATATTCATAGCCTGTCTTAAATAACCACCTCTGCCATTCTCAGCTGGTGAACCAACAGTAACAGACTGCCAATACTGGCTCTTCTCTGTTTGGTCTGTAATAGGTAATGCAAGGTGCCAAGTCATCATGTACTTGAGCAGCTGCACAAAATAACTAGGCATATCAAACTCAGGCACAGCGTATTGATAGTCAATGTAAACCTGTTCATAATCGGCCAACAATTTGCTGCCCATGATTCTGTATTCTTTGCGTGGCGGGATGTTTGTAGCGTTTGTATCATACACCGCTCTAGGGGAGCCTAATCGGTCTCCTGGGAGCTGATACTCATAACGGTACTCGTTAACAGGGGTTGTTACTAACTGAGCAATAGAGGTCTTTTTAAAGCTAAATGACCAAGGGTAAAGCATTAGTGCTTGGTTGCGAATATCAGCATACAGGCGGTCAGCAATTGATGCCTCATCAGTTCCCTCATTAAATGAAGAGATAGGCTTTGCGCCTAACATCACGCAAGCATCAGAACAGATCGAAAGGGCGGTATCACCAGCTGCCATTTAATTCTCCAATGTAATAATGGGCCACCACCGAGTATCCCCAGTAATGGCCCATTTTAATGCCAAATACGATTAATCTGTATCTGTGTTAGCCAAAGTTGTACCATCGTTTACGTCAACAACGCCAGAGGCGTTAGAAAGAACATAAACCAAAGTAGCAACAGCGGTAGTGCCTGTTGAAGTTACGCAATAAATCAGGTCGCCAACGCTGAGGATGGACGACAAATCATTGAAGTAACCCTCAGTATTGACAGCAGCAATCGCGTCAGTTGTTTTATATGCATAAATAGCTGGAGCATTACCAGCTTTAGATGCGGCTACGGTTGAAAAACCAGTTGAGCTATAAGCCATTTTTCAGTCTCCTTTATGCTGTTTCGCGAGCGGTAATCTTAATGATACCCTCAGCATCGATGGCAATAGCACCCGCAGAGAATACAGAGTTCACTAAGAACGATGTCTTTTCTGGAATGTAATTTACTTCGGTGCGTGGAGCGATACCTTCAGCGTAGCCGATAGCGTCTTTGTGGAAAGCAAAGCAAGTACGATCCAAGCTACCATCAATAGCCAAGCCGCCTTCAGAGCGGTCGCCCATTACATGGAAAGTAAAGCCTAAGAAAGTATTAATCTCGCCGCTTACCAAAGCCTTAACGGTATTGAAGTCAGAGCTGGTTACAGCTGTCTCAGACAACAACGATGCCAAGCCTGATGCGTGGAGAATAATGTTACGGCCTTCTGGCGGTACGTTATTCTTGTCAAGCAAGCGCTTTGCTTCGCGCAGTTTAGCTACGTTAAGGTTGGTATCGCTACCACCGATATCGTTGCTAACTGTGCCTGTGCCGCTAGCAGCTGTCAATGCGTCCAGGATTAACTGGTCTTGACGGCGGCCAATAGCATTGCCCAATACTTGTACGAGCTCTTGACGCTCATCAAAGTTCACTTTGGCTTGGCTGAAGATATCGCTATATTCAGCAGCATTCCAGTCTTGCAATGTGCAAGTTACATTGGAAAAGCCTACGTTTAATGGGGTTACATCGGTCTGTGTAATGCGTGGGGTTGCAACGCCACGACCAACTTTTGGGAACTTAACGGTAGAGCCTTCTACTCCACGACGCTGACGTACAGCACCAACCAGCATAGCCTTGCCCTGGTAGGCCTGTTTTACCTCAGCATCAAATAGAGTTACAAAGGCATTAGATAATGAAATGCTCATTTGAAAATCTCCTAAGATAGGTAAACAAAAAATTAAGGTTTATTGCTTCGGTTAGCCTGTTTAGCAGGGCCGTATGCTTGCTAGTTACGCTAGCCAGTCGGCAGAGATATCTGCATTAAGGGTCAATTAAATGATATGCCTTATGGAGTTTCTAGCAGAACTGTCACTAAAACACAACACTTTATTGAAATATTTTTATAGGCGTAAAAAAACCCCGGCCGTACTGCGCCGGGGCAAGCCACTCCCGTGAAGGATCTATTGACCGAAAGTCGAGTTAAACATCTTCTCTACCTTGGCTCGGTATGCTGGGTCTGACTTGTACTTAGGATCCGCTACCATCTGATAGAGCTCATCCTT